GATCGAACTAGGCGCTGAAATGCACGCAGAAGGCGCTTTCGGTGAGTTGGATTACTGCCGCGAGAAATGCAGGCGGTTTGGTCAACGCTATATCAACAACCCGCAAACCCATTTTGCCTTGTGTGCTTACCAAGATGATGAATTGGTCGGCATGATTATGGGCAGCATTACACCGTATTATTTCGGCAATGACACGATTGCATCTGACCAGCTTTGGTATGTGAAACAGGGCCGTCGAGGCTCAATGTTGGGTGTTAAACTGCTAAACGCATTTCGCTCTTGGGCAAGGGAAAACAATGCAAGCGAAGTCTGCATTGGCGTTTCAACGGCTGTTGATTTGGACAGGACGCATAAACTTCTTGGCCGACTTGGATTTAGCCATGTCGGCGGCACCTTTAAGGCAAAGCCATGAAACTGAACAAAGATACATTCGAGGTTGAGTTTGTTGACACGCTGACTTGCTTTTGTGGCGGTGGGTCTGATGACGGCGGCGGATCTGATGACGGCGGCGGTGATTCGGGCGGAGGTGACGCTTCTTTCTATGACAATGAGCGCCCTGGGATGCAGGACGGCAATCGTCCGTCAGGCGGCACCACAAATGTCTTTCAAGCCTCATCGCAACCTAGCGACAATGACGACAGCGATCCTAGTCCGCCGCCATTGCCACCACAGGCGGCCGACCCAAACTTTTATTCCGATTTGGCAGCGGCAGCGGCAGAGGCAGCAGCGGCTGTGCCGCCATCACCGCCAGCGGTCGATCTTGGATTTGACACAGAAACTTCGCAGCCGGTTGACATAAGCGTTGGCTCTACAAACATACCTCCGGCAGTCATCACCGGCCCTAATGGCGAGGTTATCGACACCACTACCGGCAACATCATTTCCGGCAATGCGTCCTACTTTGGCGACCTTGGCGGTTCTGATGATCCGCCTTTTGTAAATCGTTACACAGGCATGAATACTGACCCGCTTGGTCAGCAATATTCGACGCTTTTGGGTAATGTAAATAACGCTCTGACGAATCAAGATCGTTTTGTAAACCGACGTTTTCGCAATGCGGTAAACAGCGGCGCTATTGTAGATCCAAACTTCGATGCCGCAGGCCAGCTTGATGGCTTTGCGGCTAATACTGGCCCGTTTGGCAGTATGGTCTACACCGGCATGAACAATCCCAATGCGCCGCTAGATACGAGCGGCAATGACATTGTGCCGCCACAAACCAATCCGCTCACTGGCACCAGTCAATGCCCTGATGGGTATGTGTTCGACGATGATTTGCAGGCGTGCCGTCGCAAGACGAAGCGCGAATTGCGAGGTGACGGAAATTCCTCCACCGCATCTGGCGATATGTACTACCGGCGCACGTCACTTGATGATGCGCCTGCAAACCTACCTGGCGGTTTCAACTTTGCCGATGCAAACCGCGCCTTCACGCAGTCTTACGCCTTCCGGCCTTCGTTCTATCGTAACCCGATGGACACCACAGGGTTTACGAAGCTGCTGTAATGCGTGAGGGAAAACTGAGGCACGACGTAGAGCGTGCAGCCAAGGCAGAGGCTTTGCTTCGTGAGCCAATCCTTGTCGAAGCCTTCGATACACTGGAAACGAATTTCATAGATGCGTGGCGTAATTCGTCGGTTGCAGACACTGACAACCGGGAGCGCATTTATCACTTGCTGTCGGCCCTTCAAGCACTGAAAGGCCATCTCCACACGGTCATTGAGAGTGGAAAGGTCGCGACGGCGAACTTAGACCAACTGAGAAAATAGGTGATTTATGGCTGATAATCCTGACGGAACCAGCAATCTGTCCATCGCGGACGCAACTAGCCTTCTCGCAACGCCCCCGCCAGAGGCGGAAACGGTAGAAGAAGAAGCGCAGCAGGAACCTCAAGTCGAAGAATACGAGGCTACCGAGTCAGACGAGGTAGAAGAAACCGAGGTTGAAGAAGCCGAGGAAGAGGATGCCGAGGATGATGATGTCACTGATGAAGATGATGTCGAGGACGACGACCAAGAGCAACCTGAGATGGTTTCCGTCACTGTTGACGGTGAAACCTATGAGGTGACGCTTGAGGAAGCGGCCAAAGGCTATCAACGTCAGGCGGCTTTTACGAAAGGTATGCAGAAGAACGCCGAAGACCGCAAAGCACTAGATGCAGAGCGGGCGCAAACAGCGCAGGAGCGTGACGCATACCAGCAGGGACTTCAACAGGTGTTGCAATACCTGAATCAGACGCAAGCTGATCCAGATTGGGACACGTTGAGACAGCAACTTCCTGCCGAGGAATATGCCAGACGGTACACAGATCATCAGCGTTTGCAGGAACGCAAGCGTGAGATTGCATCTGAAAACCAGCGCATTGCCAGGGAGCAACAGGTCGAGCAGAACGAAATGATGCGACAGCATCTGTCGGTGCAAGCAGATCTGATGTTCGACAAGATACCGCAGTGGCGCGACGATACTGTTCGTCAGTCCGAGCGCACAGAACTGATTGAGTTTGCCAAACGGGAGTTTGGTTACACTCAAGAGGAGATTGATGCGGCATCTGATCATCGTGCCATTAAGGCACTGTATGATTCATGGCAGTTAAGCAAGATCAGCGATCAAGCGAAGACTGCCAAGAAAAAGGTGCGTAAGGCACCAAAGATGGCAAAGTCCGGCACTCCTCGCAGCAAGAGAGAAGTCCAAGCAAGCACCCGTCGGAAACAACGGGAGCAATTCAACCAAGCACCAAGCATCGCAAATGCTGTGGACTATCTTCTGAAAACTCAAACCTAGTGAGGTTACATTATGGCAACGGCCACTACTGCAACCGCCGTGGGTGAGCGCGAAACGCTGGCGGATATTATCTACAAAGTAGATAGTGACGAGACACCCATTTTTTCCTCCATTGAGAAGGAAACTTCCAATGGCATCTTCACCGAGTGGCAAGTGCAGGAACTTGCATCTGCTGCTACTGACAACCACGTCAACGAAGGCGCTGATATGTCAGACACTGGCGTTACTGCAACGTCACGTCTTGGCAACTATCACCAGATTAGCCAGAAGGGCTACATCGTATCCAACACTCTGGATGCTGTGGACAAAGCTGGTCGTGACCGTGAAGTAGCCTACCAGCGCGTTTTGAAGGGGCTTGAGCTTCGTCGTGACATCGAAAAGATGATCGGTGACACAAACGTAGCACGCTCCGCTTCTGAGCCACGCAAGTCTGCATCACTGCTGACTTGGATTACGAATGGTAGCGCACCGTCCGACATGGGCTTTGCTACTGGTGATGGCACGGACACTGCTGACGTTACCGGCACCGCTGCTGCACTGACGCTGGCTAAGATCGACACAGCCGTCACCGCTGCATGGCAAGATGGGGGCAACCCTTCGATGCTTGTATGTTCGGCAACAAACCGTGCAAACATCTCTGACCTGACGCAGAGCGGCACCAATCTGGTGACAAACCAAGTCAACATGACTGAGGGTAAGGCACCAACCTTTGTTGGTTCTACTGCCGTCTACCTGACTGACTTCGGTACGCTCGACATTACGCCGAGCCGCTTCATGAGCAACGACAAGCTGTTCGTGATTGACCCGAACTTCGTGTCGCTTTCGACGCTGAATGGTCGCAACTTTGCGGAGAACGACATTGCCAACACTGGTGATGCCGAGAAGTCGCAGATCGTGACTGAGTGGGCATTGAAAGTGAAGGCACCGAAGGCGCATGGCGCAGTTATCGGACTAAACGGCAGCTAACAGCCAACCACAAAACACTGAAAAGGGGCAGCTTCGGCTGCCCTTTTTTATTGGAGGATTTATGTCAAAACGCCTGATTAAGAAAGATGAGGCATCTGGCAAAGAAGTTTGGATGCACGACGATGACAAAGGTTACGTCATCGAAGAAACGCAGCATGTCGATCCGCTTCTTGACGAGAACAAGCGCAAGGCTAATGAGTGGCAGCGCGGCAGCATGATAGGCAATACGCAGCGTCATTGGCAGCAAGTCGCAGAAATCCCAAACGTGGTTTATCTGCAACTAGTCGAGAGGTATGGCGCGCCGCGTGACAACCCAACTGCTTGGAAGAAGTGGTTGAACGACTACGACAACCGATATTTTAGAACTGGTGGTGGCAGCTTATGAGCATCAGCACATACAGTGAGTTGAAGACGGCTGTAGCCAACTTTCTTGCACGCACAGATCTGACCGCGCAGATACCTGACTTTATCCAGCTTGCAGAGGCGCGCATGTCGCGGGAGTTGGAGACAAGAAGCCAGGAGAAGCGTGCCACGGCAACGCTGACGGCAAACGACGAGTATGTGGCGCTGCCCACGGATCTGCGTGAGGTGCGTGAGGTGAAGCTAAACACCAGCCCAAACACTGTACTGGAATACCGCTCACCCACAGCACTGGACAGCCAGTTTAGTGGCGCAGGCGGCAAGCCGCTTGCCTATAGCATTGTTGGCAACGAGATTAAGTTTCGCCCTATCCCTGACTCTGCCTACACCGCAGAGATTGTCTATATCGGCAGTCTGGACGCATTGAGCGACAGCAACGCCACCAACAACATCCTTTCCCGGCACCCTGACGCCTACCTGAGTGGGGCGCTGGCAGAGGCGTATGTCTACTTGATGGACGACGCACGCGCGCAGCTTTACGACGGCAAGTTTGGCCGTGCGATTGAGGAAATCAAGAAGGACGAGCAACGCGCTCATTACGGCACTGGCACGCTCCACATGACGAGCATTTACCAGCGGCAAAACTCTGTAGCATCGTAGGAGTAAAAGATGTCTGCACTTTCCGACTACGCTGAGAACAAGGTGCTGGATGTTCTTGGCGCAAACGCGACTTTCACTGCACCATCGAATGTCTATCTCGGCCTGTCCACT